TTGACGATAAATAATCTTCCACACGATTGCGTTCTGGCACATCTTTTAAGTGACGGCGCACTTTGCCTTCCTGCACGTAGATAGATAAGTTATCAAGTGAGGTAATTAACACTGTGCCTTTCGGGAAGAATGGAACAGATACGGCTTGTAACCCGCCCACACGTTTTTGACTAATGACGGTATCACCCGCCAAAATTTCGCTTGGTTTTTCTTGGTTAATTAATGGGAAATATTTATCAGCTAATAAGTCGCTACCCATAATTGCAACCAATTTTGTGTCGTCACGGTATTGTGCTGGAATGAAATCTTCTTTTAATGCAAAGACAAGGGCATCAAGGTTTTTATAGGTTTTACCTGCACCGATTTCGATTTTGCCACTGCTTTTTTCAATTTCTTTTAAGACACGAGCTTTGGCTTTATCTTCGATTTGGACTAACCAACCCTTATTCACATCTTGCAATAATGGATGTTCAGTGCGGTTTGTGGTTGCTGCTGCGCTTGTGCCATTCCAACCGATCATGATACGGTCTAATGCAATGCGTTCGGCTTTGAGTTTGCCCACACGTGCGGCGAAATCAGGGAATTTCGCCCAACTGTCTAAGGTTGCATAATTTAAATGCGTGTCAAAGTTGGTTTGTTCGCAAGAATAGGTGTTTTCTTGCAAGCTGTGAATGTCAGTGGTTTCACGTGCTTTTGTGTTTGTGTCGGTGCGACTTGCCACTGGTGAAAGCACGCCTAAACGTAATGCGGAACCTTTCATTTCTTGCACCATGACGACATTGATGCGTTTCAAGAAATCGGAGCTTTCAAGCACAGCATTTTCTAATTTTTGTTGGATAGTTGGCTCAACGGTAAACTGACCGCCATTCGCAACGAATGCCGCATCTTCACCGTTATCTTGTGCAACACCAGCTACATAAGCATTAAATTTTTGTTTGGTAAATTTATTCATTTGGTTTTTTCCTACGATAAATTAAAAGAAGCGGCCGTCAGTTTCAGGTTGTTCACCGTAAACTAAAGGGCGAGGATTTTCGGGTTCAACAGGCTTTTTGAGTTCTGCGAACGTTGCTTGGATTTCTGCATTGCCTGCTTTCATTTCTTCGATTTCAGTTTTTTGTTTGGCTAAATCGGCAGAAAGTGCGGTCAATTTTTCCAATGTTTCTTTGGTTTGTTCCGCTAAAAGCTCAATGGCTTGCGTTTGGTCGGCAAAGCGTTCATCGTCGGTTTTTTCTTTGTCGGCAAATAATGCGCGGATTTTGGCAAAGACAGACAGCCCTTTTTCTTTCACTTCTTCAAACTCTAATTCGGTTTCAATTGCGGCAGTGAAAAGGTTTTCGGCTTTTTCTTTGCGGTTGTTGAGAGGATTTGCGCTTGCACCGGCAGAAAATACCAACATTTCTGTGCCAAGACTTGCAGGATTGTCCGTTACAGCCAAACCGACTAAATAGGCTTCACCTGTGTCGGCAAAATTCGGATCGCACTCAATAGAGGTGTAGATTTTTTGACGGTCTTTATTGAGTTTGATTAAATCGTCCGTTGGGTCGATTTGAGCCAGTAACTGCAATTTACCTTCAGCATTTTCTTCCGTTTTTAAACCAACCACATCACCATAGCATTTTGAGTGCGGATCATCGTTCCACATATAACGCCATTTAATGTGTTCAAGATTAACGCGTGCACCGTATTTTTTAGGGTCATAATTTGCCGCCATTTGTTCAATCCAAGTGCGATTGATTGTGCGACCGTCTGTAGTTGCCCCTTCCGTTGCGACTACAAACCATTTTGAAGTTTTTGCCATTGCTTATCCTTTGTTTGGTTTGATTCAAAGATTGCCATTATTCTGAAAGGTTTAATTTTGGTGGTCTATGAGTTGCTTTTGTTGTATGCCGATTCACAGAGCAAGCGGAAAGACTAACATTCGCCTCCTTTCTATTATGCGGTTGTAAATAGAAAGGATTAGGAATGGACGAACAAGTTATTAATCAACCTTCCCCCGAATTGACGGCGGAAATCAAACGTAAAGCACAGCAGATGTATTTCAGTGGTTATAAAATCGCTGAAATATCTCGTCAGCTTGATATTCCTGCATCAACGATTGCCAGTTGGAAAGACAGAGAAAAGTGGGACGATATTGCGCCTGTCGGTCGGGTGGAATTAGCACTTGAGACAAGATTAAATTTGCTGATTGCGAAAGAAGAAAAGAGCGGTTCAGATTATAAAGAAATTGATTTGCTCGGGCGACAAATGGAACGCATGGCGAGAGTAAAAAAATATTCTTTCGGCGATGGCAATGAAGTGGATTTAAATCCGAAACTGGCGAACCGCAACAAGGGCGACCGCAAGAAAGCTGAACCGAATGCCATTGATCAGGAACAAGAAGAATTGCTGATTAATGGCTTTCTTGATGGGATGTTTAATTATCAGCGTGTTTGGTATAAAGCGAAAGAAAACCGCATTAGAAATATTTTAAAAAGCCGACAAATCGGGGCGACTTACTATTTCGCCCATGAAGCTTTTATTGATGCGCTGACGACGGGCCATAACCAAATTTTTATTTCAGCTAGTAAAAAGCAGGCGTTGCAGTTCCGTTCTTACATTGTGGAATATGCGAAAAAAACCGCAGATGTGATATTAAAAGGAGAAACTATTAAGCTGCCAAATAGCGCGGAGTTATACTTTTTGGGAACGAATTCTGCAACCGCACAATCCTACCACGGTAACTTGTATTTCGATGAGGTGTTTTGGATACCGAAATTTGATGTGATGCGGACAGTCGCCAGTGGTATGGCGGCCCAAAAGATTTATCGGCAAACCTACTTTTCTACACCTTCGACAATCACCCATCCTGCCTATGCGTTCTTTTCCGGGAAATCGTTTAATCGTGGACGGGCGAAATCGGAAAAAGTAGAAATTGATATTTCACATGAAAATTTGGGCATGGGGAAACTTTGCGGTGACCGTCAGTGGAAACAGATTGTGACGATTTATGATGCTTTAGAAGGTGGTTGCAATTTGTTCGACATTGAAGATTTGTTAGCAGAAAACAGCAAGGAAGAATTTGAACAGCTTTTTCTGTGCCAGTTTGCTGATGATAACAGTTCTGCCTTTAAATTTGCCGACTTGCAACTTTGTCAAGTTGACAGCCTAGAAGAATGGCACGATTTTAAGCCATTTTATCAACGACCTTTTGGCAATCGAGAAGTGTGGTTAGGCTATGACCCTGCTTTTAGTGGCGACCGTGCAGCCTTAGTGATTGTTGCACCGCCGAAAGTGGAAGGGGGAGATTATCGCGTTTTACACAAACAAACTTTTCACGGTATGGATTACGAAACACAAGCAAACCGCATTAAACAGTTTTGCGATGATTACAATGTGACTCGCATTGTGATTGACAAAACGGGAATGGGTTCCGGGGTGTTCCAAGAAGTGAAGAAATTCTATCCGATGGTGCAAGGCTTGGATTATAACGCAGACCTGAAAAATGAGATGGTTCTGAAAACCCAAAATCTGATTCAAAAACGTCGCTTGAAATTCGACAGTGGCGACAATGATATTGTGACCAGTTTCATGACTGTGAAAAAACGCATTACTGTAACCGGAAAGATTACTTATGTTTCTGACCGTTCGGAAGATGCAAGCCACGGCGACTTATCATGGGCAATCATGAACTGCGTTTTAAATGTGCCTTATGGTTTAGGCGGTGATGTATCAAGCAACAAATCAACAATATTTACCTTTGAATAGGATAACCCAATGAGCAAAAACACAAAAAAATCTACCGCACTTTCTACTGGAAATCAAGCACAGGCATTTAGCTTTGGTGAACCTATTCCGGTGCTTGACCGTGCAGAAGTACTGAATTATTTCGAAAGCGTGTTGATGTATGAAAAATATTACAATCCGCCAATTAATTTAAGTTACTTGGCTAAAGCCTTAAATGCCTCAGCCCATCACAACAGTGCGATCACGGTGAAGAAAAATATTTTGCTTTCTACCTGTAAAACGACCGCACTTTTACCACGCACGCAGTTAG